GCTGGCTCGTCGCGCTTTCTTTCGTCAGGGGAGCCTTGCTCGTGAGAAGTGTCCCGGCCGAATCCCCGACCGTCTTCCACGTCTTCAGGCCGAGTTCCAACCGGGCCGCATCCCGAGCAGCTTCGGCCGTCTCGATGTCTATTTGGTTCCTCTCGCGGGCCTGAACCTGCGCCCCGAACTCGGGAGCCGCGAATGCACCCGCCGGGTCCTCACCCAAGAAGGTGAGCGCCTTGTTGAAGTCGATCTTGCCGGTGGCGGGATCAAGCGCGCGCGTAACCGCTCGCCCAAGCGCTTCCTTCCCCCCGATCTGCGGGCTTGGCGATGTAGGGCGCGAAAGCAGCCCCCGTGAAAGCATTCCCCAGACTGTTAGCAAGACCGACTGCACCCCCAGCTTGAGCGTTCCCCGCACTGATAAGGGCGTTTCCTGTGTTTTGCGCTGCCGTACTCCCGAACGTGCCCGTCTGATTGGCCGCGTTCTGTCCCATCCCCGCCGCGTTCATGTAGCGCTCAAGTTGAGAGCCGTAAGTCTGATCGGCTAGGCCAGTGACAAAACGTGCGAGCCCCTTTCCGAAGGCCCCCGAAGATCCACCCAGACCGCGAGCCGAAAGCGAGTTCGTGACCGCCTTCATCCCTTGGTCCCGGGCGAACTGATAGCCCGGGGTGGCCTCCAGAGCAGTCTGGATGCCGGTCTCACCCTCAGGACCGAGCCCAAGCAACCGCTGATAGGCCGGAAGGGCCAGCAAGCCAGCGTCTCGGTAGGGGGCCAAGTCGGCGCGCGTCTGTTGGTATTGTTGCTGCTGGAGCTCAGCCGCGTTCTTCGCGGCCTTGGCTTGCTTGCTGGCGCCGTAAAGAGAGGCTCCAGCCCCGAGCGCCCCCGCTCCAATCGTCGCCGCCCCGATACCAATCGGCATGTCGTAAGCCCCCGAATTTCCGAGGGCCACTCTATGCGAAAGCGTGACTGCTATCTAGCGGGTGCGCAGAACCGCCATTTCACCGCGTCGGAACTCGACGATGACGCCTTCGCCGATATCGAAGACGTAGGGGGCGACCTGCGCGATTGGGGGGTATCCAGCGAAGATGGCCCACCGATTATAGAACGCCACCCCCTTGTCCGGATGCCCCCCATGGATCATGAGGGCTGCGGCCCCGGCGGCTCGGTCGTGCATCTGGTCTTCCGGGTGCTCTGGTAGTTCGCTGCCTTCCACCGGCTTTGCAGCCTCAAGCACTTCATGGAACGTGACGCCCTCGCGCAGACATTCCTTGTCGCGCACAAACCAGTCATCGACCCCGAATACCTGATAGGAAATGCCCACATCAGGAGCCCACGCGTTCTCGCGCCGGAAGCGCTCCCGAAATCCGATCAGCGTAGCGGCCATGCGCGCGCCCGGATTGTCGTCGGGGCATTTGGTGACGATCTCCCAGCAGTCGGTTTCGGTGAACATCATGCGAAGCGCCTCGCGAGCGCCGACCATGTAGCTTTTCCCACGGCCTTCCGGCAGGAACAGCGTGTGCAGTTCGTAGACCCCTTCCAGAATGGGCTGCAGCACCCAAGCGCCCCCCTCCCCCTCAATGACGTAATTCGCCGGATTGCCCACCAACTCCGACAAATCGAGCGTCCCGTCTCCACCGCCGATGTACGGGCGAATCGAAGGGTCGTTGGCGAGGCGGTTCACCAACCCCGCATCCATCGTCCGGCGGATCATCCAGCGCGGTCCTTAGAATTTGATGAGGTAGTTCACCACGGCGTATGGCGAGTGGTTGTTGAAGGGCGTCCCCGAGCCCGTATTGCCCGTCGTGATCCCGGTCGTTGCGACGCCAGTATTCCCCCCCGTCGCGACGGGCTGTTGGCCCACCCCGGTCTGCGCAGACCCCGAAGCTCGATAGGGATTGGAGTGGAAGTGCCCAGGGTCGATCACGGGGTGATTGTGCGCAGGCAGGTTCGCCACCCCCAGCGTCACCGTATCAGCCCCTCCATAGTCCCCGACATTCAGAGAGCCGCCAGCCCCGATGGGCTTGCGCCCCACGAGGTTAGGCAGGTTGAAGGTGGTTACGCCGTCGCCCACGCCCCAAGTGGTCCCGATGACACCGAACAGGCCCGCATACAGGGCGCGGCTGACCGCCGATCCATCGCACACAAGCCAGCCGCCTGGGACCGTTGGGCTGGCGCTGAACTTCATGTCCCCGATGTCAAAGCTTCCGCCCCCTGAAGACCCGCCGGTGCGGCGCCAGATAGTGAGCAGGAATTGCCGCCACGCGGAGGTGATCTGACCGTTCAGACGAAGGTCCGCGATGGGTTCGTTGACGATGGGGAAGTTCTGCTGATCGGTCATGTGTCGGATGGCTCGACTTCAATCCAGGCGCCCTGGAGAGCGGTTTTGTAGGGCAGGCTCCAGAACAGTTCGAAGACCCGGTCGCGGGCCATGCCCAAGCGGCGCACGCTCATGGAGCGGATGTAATCCCCTGTGCTCCCAAAGGGCAATTCCACAGGGTTTCCCCATGTTCGCCCCGCTGTATCGCTCCACCGAAGCATGACCGTGTTCGTGGGGCCAGGGGCCGGCGCCGTGGCCACTTCCATGTCGGCGGTGAAGCTCTTGTACGACAGCCGCTTGCCGTCGTTCACTAGATGCGGGAAGCCTCGTCGCCGCACGATGGGCATCCCAGCGTCCGTATAGGTGTCCAGGTCGTACACGTAGATGCGGCCGTTCTCCCAATCGCCCACCACCGTGATGTTGTAGGCGAAAGCCGCGCAGTTCGGACGGATGCGGTGTTCAATGCCGTTGGTGTCCGTCCAGCATCGTTCGTGCCACTCGCCCGTGGTCAGGTCATAGGCCCACGTCTTATCGGCCGCTGGGAAGGTCAGCACGAAGAAGGTGTGGCCGTCTTGCTGGTAGGTGAAGCCGACGCAGTTCGTCACATCCCCATAGCTCTGCATGGCGTCTTCCAGCGCATGATTCGAGACACGGAAGGCGTTGTAGTCCTTTCCCATGAGCACGATGGACTGCCCCTGTCGGTCGCGGCCCAGCCAAAAGATGTTCACATCGGCCTGGGCTATCGACCAGCCCCGCACCATCCCGTGCTCGATGAAGACGCCTGGTTGTCTCTCAAAGGGGAAATCCGCCCCTCCCGCGTTATACCAAACCTCCGTGGTCAACTGACCGATAAGCCAGATTTCACGGTGCATCACCGTCACGGCGATAATCACGTCCGGACCACCGATCTTGGCCGCAATATCCAACGGGTCGAAGGGGTCGGTGCCGTTCCAGAAGGGCGGCGAGATATAGAATTGGTTCGTCGCCGGCCGGTTGAAGATCAGATACCCGTCCAGATAGCAGGTGAAATTGGCCCCGTAGAAAGCCGGGTCGCTGATCTGCGTCAGGACCGTGCTCCCCAACCCCAGCCACCAACCATCCGCCGACCCATCCACCACCACCATAGTGGTCCCGTTGTCGGCAAAGCTGACGATGCTCGTGCCCGGATTGATCGTCCCGCACAGGGTGTAAGAAAAGTCGGTGTTGACGAAGTAGACGTTCACCCCGACGCATATGAACAGTGCCCCGTTCGTGGCCCGATAAGCCCCCCGAACCATGCCCACCACCGGCTGGATCAAGGGCAGCAGGCCGGGCGTAAGCATGTGCACGACGGGCGTCGGGGGCTGGTTGATCTCCGGCGTGTTCTCCGGAAATAAATTCAGGCACCGCTGGGCGCCGGCTATCAACGACCGAGAACGATAGGCGCCTCCAAGCAGCGGAACGCGAGCCGACTTCGAATTCTTCGCCACGGCCTACCCCCTGCGACTGCGAGGGCCTTTCTTGCTGCCCCCTGGCTTCCCGTCGTCATTGTGGTCGAATTTCGCGGGGTCCGCACCATTGAACAGCGACCGCCCGTCTTGGCCCTCAGGGAAAAATCCCAGGCGTCTCAGAGCCGCTTCCTGCGCCCGATCCCCCGCGATGTGCCAGAACTTCACCCCCGGACGCACCACGCCGTCGATGTAGCACATCTTCGGATATTCCAGCGGGCGGCTCATCGGTAGTTCGGACCCCAGCTGTCGCTGAAGATCGAGTATCCTCCGACCCCACGCACAGCCGCCGGCATGTTCAGCGTGGGTAGCTGCGTGTTCGCTGTGCGAATCGTGTTGTAGGCCGTCTTCACCAGCAGATCGATGTCTCGGCGCGGCTCCAGCCCATAGGCCAGCCGCATCATCTGCATCGACTTCGCGTAGATCGCCTGTTCGTACTCCGGCGGCATCACGATGGTGTCGGCGATGTTCTCAATGCCCACCATGTTGGACGACATGAGCACGTGCAGCTCATATTGCGAACTCATTAGCGGCCACGCGTAGAGCCGCCCGACAGGCCAGTCGCTCTCATAGAACAGCGCCCACGCCGGCCCAGCGTTCAACCGCTTCAGGGTAATCGCCGAATACTCTTCCCGAGCGCGGATGATCCGCAGCGGGAAGTCCGGCTGATTCGGTTGCGCCGCCGGATTAATCTGTCGGGCAAAGGCGTACTTGATCTCAGCCGGGCGCGGATACTGGATGTCCGCCGCCGGATCGTCATAGATCGTGTAGAAGAGCGAGCCGTCGCACGTCACACTGCGCTCAATCAGCACATAGTCCATCCACCGACGACGCGGCCACTGCGCAAGCTCCAGATTTAGCCGCCTGACCGCATCCGTGGTGTCTTGGGCCTGGGGGGTCTGGCCCGTGCCAAAGACGCCGCTATCGCGAAACGCCAAGCTAATTAAGTCAGCCCAGGTCCCCACTTCACCCCCCCCCACTATCGCTGCCTAGACGACAGCGCCCTCATCGCCCTCGGCTTCCGCCAATAGCTTCTGAAGCCGCTGCACCGAATAGCGCTTGTCGAATTGCACACCGAGTTGCTGAAGCCGGACATACAGCTTCGCCCGCACGTCTTCCTCGGTCTCCACCCGCTGAACGCCGTCCTTCACCTGAGCCGGGTTCACGTCCACCAACTCAGCACCGCCCCCACGAAGCTCGTCCTCCTCGAACTCGTTGTAGACCATCACCACCGGGTGAGGCTTGCGCTTGGCGTCATACGGCGAGTCCTGCACCACCCCGTTCACCACCGGGATGGCCTTGGGGTACTCGCGGTATTCGACCTGCGGGAACTCCATGTTGTCGTAAACGGTGGAGCGAATTTGCTTCGGAACAATCTCGGCCGGCATCGGCGGAACCTCTCCTGTTGAGAGGCGGACTATCGCCCATGACGCCGAAAAAAGGAAAGGCGTTTATGGACTTTGCAAATAGGGGGTGTGTGCCGACTCGGCTCAACGCCTTTTGTGTGGTGATCTTCTTGGGCCACAAACCCAGAGATTTCCCATGCTCACCCATGACGAATTGATCGCCGCGAAAGTGGCGCTTCACGAACGCTTGTTGCTGGATATTTTAGAGGAGCGCTTCGCGGCGCAGCCCGATCCTATCGATCAGCTCGAAGCCTATGCCAGACGCCGCGTAACGCTCCGGCCACCCTCACAAGACCCGGCGGATGAGCGCGCACATGTTGGCGGTGAAGCGGTTCGTCAGGAATTCTTTGACCGGCTGGAGAGCAATTTGCGGCGTCGGTTAAGGCCCCATACTCCAAAGTAGCTTCGGAGTTATATTCCAACACGCGCGCCGCTCGGCTTAGCTTGCCTCGTTTGCGCCCCGCAAGGATAGCTGCGCCGGAACGCTCGTTCCAAATTTCATCTCGCTCTGTCGTATACATGACCGCGTCCTTCTGCATCCCGCTCTAGCGCAGAGTGCGCCTAGTTTCTTTTCCTGTCACACCTCTCCAAGAGAGCCGTTTCGTGATCCTCTCTCCAGGCCAAACAGGAGAGGGATTATGGAACCCGTAGAAACGGAAGACGGTGTAGCGTCGGCAATGATGGCGCTTCTAAGCATCATTATGGCGCGCATGGTTGAGCGAGGTTTCTTGTCACGCGCCGAGCTTGCGGAGGACGTTGATGCGGCCACCGTCTTGATCGAGGGAATGCCGTTCGACGATCTAAGAACTAGGGGTGCTCGTCAGACTTTAGAGATGATCCGCGAAATGGTGCTTTCTTAGTGCAGCGCGCCCACATTTCGAAGCAAACGCGGCGCAGCCAATCTGGGATGGCGTTAGTTTCAGCGGGTTTAGTCGACATAACGGCCTCATGCGCATAGGTTCATCCATGCGCTAAGGGTGGCGTATCTGTTCTGGCGCGTCGGGGGGTGCAACCCCGACCGCCTCTACGTCCGAAACTGGCGTAGTATGTCGCTAGTTTCTCCCCATGTCACACCTCTCTAGCTTGGCTGGATCAACAAGAAGAGGCCGATCAGGCCCACGCAGCGAAGGCAGCCAAAGAGGCGAATAGAAGAGAGAGAACTGCTGCTATCGCCGCAATAGTGGCGGCAGTCACCGCAATCGTCACGTTCCTCATTACCGTCCTAGCGTGGCTGTTTCCGCGTGGAGGGTGACAATTGACCTCCGTTCGCGTAGATTGATCCACGCGATGCGGGCGCATCCATAAGGACGTTGGCGGGGTTGCAGCCCCGCCCGTCACCCTTCTTCTAGCACGGAAACGCCTTTGTGGCGGCATCCAACATCAGAGATGATGCATCTAAGTGACGCGTCTCCGGGTGCGCTCGCAGATATTCCACCCCCACATCCATCATTTGTCCGATGGTGACGCTCGCGGGAACACACGAGATAGGGCTGTCCCCAAAGACGCGACGCATGGTTTTTATTTGATCCGTGCTCCCCTGAATATAACCCATGCATAGCGTCCATTCCGGCGAGCCCATCTGATGCTCGCAGTACGCAAGAAGCTTGTTTCCGTTCATGCTGCTTCCGCCTCCAGGAATGATTTGAGGGGGACTGATCGCCATGACTGCAAGCAGGATCATGGTTCGCATTTGAAAACCACGTCTGCGCTTCCCGATGCGATGGTTGCTTGCGTGGAATCGTCCACGACGACGGCCCGCTTGCTTTGGGCCGCGCAATGTTGGGTGGCTCTCCTGTACGCGCCGCCCTTAGCCGACGCGGCTCCCCCGAAGCTCGTGATGGCTGTGTTCGTGACCTTGTAGGTGTCGCTCCCGACCATGGCTACGCCGCTAGATGTGCAAGCGGTCAACCCGAGCGCCATCATCGTAATACAAATACGTCTCATCTCTACCCGTCCTTGGGGTCGGGGAGTTGAGAAGCCTTCAGACAGGAAGACCGCACACGCCTTTAGGCTTTCGCCCTGGACATGCGCGTGTGCCTCCCCGACCACATGGGTAGGGAGTGCTGTCACGGTCGCACGGACCGCTGTCTGAAGAGGTTCTCACGCCCCACGGCCGCATCCGGCGAGCCGCTCGGCGACGGTAGGGCTTCGTTGTCTGTGATACAAGCAACGGGCGCGGTAGATGTGATACGCGAAGCGATGAGCAGCGAATCCGACATCGACCCCGAGATGCTACGGCTGCTCGGCTCCATCGTGACGAAATGGGCGTACGTCGAGATGGCCCTTCTTCGGCTGCTGGCTCACATAATGGGGGCCTCGCCCGGCTTCATGAGCCTGGTGACCCAATCCATCTCAGCCGCTCATTCCATCGAATGGGCTCGCGCGCTCCTCAACTACATTGAGGTGGGGGAGGAGATTCGCGCCCATGCCAAGGCTCTATTCGATGGGATCGATGACCTTCGCCTTGAGCGCAATGAGATCGTTCATGGTCACTGGCGTGCAGGGGGAGCGCCGGGAAGGGCCTTCGTAGAGACGACGAATCTCAGGCGGCCAGAGATCATATCGCACCGGCTGCTCACGATAAGCGACCTCCGAGAGTTGGACGCAGAGATCGGCAAAGCTAGTGAAGCGCTCTGGATGTTCGCGCAGGAACGCGGCGCTAATTTGCCCAAAGAGACGTAAGCGAGGGGTGTCCACCACGTCATCCCTTCTTCGGTTCGGACAGCCCACGCCATGACTGAGGCGATAGAACGAGCGACGCGGGGACATTAGTCCCGAAGGCCACCTCCACCAGCTTATCCCCCTCCCGTCGATACGCCACGACAGAACGGTAAACCGGCTCCTCGATCTCCTCGTCTTCCACCACCCCACCTCCATCTGATCTAATGGCGGACGGGGCCAACCTTCGGGAGGTCGGCCCCTAGCGCCAAGACCCGGCGCCAACCGGTTCCGCCCCTGGTGTGAACAGGGGGCTCGGGGGTGTTTGTAAGGTATATAGGCGCCAAGAAAAAGCCCCGGCGGTTAGGCCGGGGCCAGTTGAGCAAGCCTGAAGAGACGCTTACGAATCGACCGGGGCGGCGACCACGACCCCCCATTCCGGACGCAGAAAAGTGAATCCGAATAAGCAGTCCACGCGGTCGACGAACTGGTCAGTTTGGACGTTGTAGAAATTTCGGATGACCCGGAGCGCCAAACCATCGCTGTTGGCGCGAGCGGCATCCCCGTTGCCCGTGGGCATCTTGAGATCGCAAGTCGCCATCGTGACCAGTTGGGGCACGTAGGAGATGTTCTTGCGGTAGCGTTCGCCGGCCGTGTTCACGAGGGCGATGGCCGCGAGGTTCGCAGGCGCGGCCTGGACCGTCTGGTATTGGACCTCCGCGCCAGCGCCGGGGCCAGACGAGGCTGGAGCCACAATCGCCGGATAGATCGGGATGGTGGTCGCGCCGTTGAGCACGTTGGCCGTCACCACGAACTGTTGCAGTTCGCCATCGTCCTGCTTGGTCACGCGGTTGACCGAGTTCACGCCAGCGATGGTGATGATGTCGCCTTTGTTCAGGGTGCCGGTAATCGCATTGACGGCGAGGCTCAGGCCCGACTGATCAGCGCCGTTGACGGTGCCGTTCGTGAAGCTGCCCGTGGTGTGGACGAGCACGGTCTGATCTTCGAACCAGCGGTGGTTAAGCGCGTTGTAGATTTGCGCCTTCCGATACTGGCGGGAGATGTCCGAAGCCGGGTTGAAGAGGCCCTGCATGGTGCCCACGGCGTTGGCCATGGTGTTCGGGTGCGCGACCAATGAGCGGTCGAAGGTCTGAGCCGAGCGCTTGGAGAGCATGGCGCCAGCATTCAGAACGGTCTGCGAGGTCGGCTGAATGATCGCGCCGCCACCGTCGAAGTTGGCGACGAAGTTGGACACCCCCCCTTCCACACCGCCCATGACCGTCTTGGCCACGTTGCCGGCGAGGTTGTTCATCATCGGAGCCGCGACGCGCTCGCTGAAGTCCTGCATGGACAGGGAGAGTTGGGCGGCGCTGAACGTGGTGTCCACGTGGCGCTGATAGTTCACCACCAGCGAGGTCGCTTGTTCGTTGGTGTCCTGCGCCGACAGAGCCGGGCCATCGGCCACGGTGTAGTCGTTCGGCAGGCGGATACGCAGGGTGTCGCCGATCTTGGCGCCCTCCACGGCAAACTCGTCAGAGTATTGCGTGTCTACGTTCTGGATGAATGCGTTGCTGTTCTTGAACAGACGGACGGCCAATCTGGTGATGGCCAAGGTCGTGAGGAGCGCCATTACTTAATCCCCCAATCTAATACTTGCGAGCGCTCGGCTTCGAGCAAGCATGGTTGATGTGCTGAGTTCCGCTTGCCCTGGCGGGGATTGGGGGGCGTCGCGGTTTTGGGAGGACCGCTACCTAGGCGCGGCAGACAGGCCGTGACTGCGGGGCGCTGTTTGGATGAGACAAATGAGCCGACCCCGACGCCCACCTGATAAGGCTAAGGTATCGCGAGAGGCGAAATTCGTAAAGAGGCACGGAAAAGGCCCCGGAAGTCGCCCTCCGAGGCCCTGTAATACGGTGCGGAAGCTTAGCGCCGCTGAGCCGCGAACCGCTTCTCTTCCATCGCGTCCATCCGACGATTGAACTCCTCCTGGGAGATGTTCGGATCGTCGAGCGGGAGGTCTTCGATCGTCGGCTTGTCGAGCGGCTTGATGGGCGCCGGAGCCTTGGAGACGGGCTTGGGCTTTGGGGGCGCGGTGAGCTTCGCGGAGATGCGCGCCAGTTCCATGCCCATTTTCGCCGGGGGCAGGGCGAGCACGGACTCGAATCGGTCGATGTCCCCGGCGAGCTCGTGATACACGGCGGTCGCGTTGTCGAGGTCGGCCACCGCCTCGAAGAAGTCGGGACGCTGCTGCAATTCGTCGCGCAGAGCCTCGCCGGCTTCACGGATGCGGCTGTCCCAGGACTTCGGGAAGGCCTTCTGACCTTCGTCGAAGAGACCGTCCAGGCGCTTGTTGAGGGTTTCGAGGCGCTGTTCCTCGCGGACGACGCGAAGGGCTTCCTCGCGGCTCAGCGGCTTGTCGCCGGCCTCGCGCTCACCCTCCGGCTTGGCCAGCAATTCCTCCAAGGCCGCTGCGCGCTCTTCCGCAGCCTTCCGGGCGTCTTCGGCTTCCTTGGCCTTCTGACGCGCCTTGATGATCTGCTTGTCGCGCCAGTCGGTCTTGCGGGGAGCGGGCTCTTCCTCCTCGTCCCCAGCACCGTCATCGGAGGCTTCTGAGGTAACGGGTTCGGGTTCTTCGTCGCCCCCTTCAGCACCATCCTCCGGTTCGGGTTCGACTTCCGGTTCCGGCTCAGGAGCCGCCGCGCTCGGATCAGGTTCGCGGTCGCCGGGTTGTTCGGCGAAGGGATCGTCAACGTCAGGGGCTTCGCTCATGTGGTCCTCAGTTGAGTTTGCCGTCAATCATCGCATCCACGAGGTTCGTGGCGGGATTGACGGCGCGGTGTTTCAGAATGGCTTCGTGGATTTGATCGCGCATCGCTGACGACGTCAGCGAGTGATATTGCGGGTTCAGCAGTTCGGCGAGATGGGTCACGGCCGGCTGGATGAACGAGTGCCAGCGAGCGCGGACGAAGCCTTCCATGGTGGGCCACGTCCGGTAGAAGTCGTTATCCCAGCTTGCGGCTTCCTCGTAGATGGCGCGCGCGAAGTCCTTGGCGGTCTCAGCCACCAATTCGTGGGCCACGCCCTTGGCCTGAACGGGGCGCTCGGCTTTACCGGAAAATCGGCGGGAACTCATGCGGGACGGCCCTCGGCATGGGCTTGGGCCACCAACCTGCCTCGCAGGTAGGCGTTCTCATTGCGCAGGGCGATGATGATGCGCTGAAGCCCCTCGTTTTCCTCACGGCGCATCACAAGCTCGTCGTGCTCAGGGTCGAGTTGGCGCCAAACAAACATGTTTCGGTCGGTCATTGAGGGAAGCCTTGTAGCACAGTCGCGGAAAGAACAGCGCCCCCGTAGAAGGCGCCGTGCATAAGTTCCACCAAATGGTTTTGTCCCGTCTCAGGTTCACCGGAGCGGATCAACTCATCCACCCATGCGGCGTAGTAGCACGAAACCACCGTGGCCAACGCAGCGTAAGCCAGAAGGGCGCCGACGAACCATATGCCGTCGCGCATGATCCCGAACGCCAGAGCGTAGCACGCGCAGGGGACCAAGAACCGGAAGAAGGCCCCAGATACCTCTTCCCACCCTCGTGGTGTGGTGGAGCCGCCGAACATGTCGAAGGACAGGCAGCGGCCGACCACCCAGACAGTCGGCGCGAGGGTGGCTGAGATATTCCTCGTAAGGAGCCACAAGACCACGGTAAGGATCAGGACGCTGATCAGCGCCACCCGGCGCCCCGACCACCCGCCGATGGGATCACCGCCCCAGAAGCGGTTCATGGCGGCGAACGCGCCGGGCAAGATAAGCCAGAGGGCAACCATCACCGCCATAGGTCTCTCCTGTGCGCTTGGCGAAGCGGAGGCAGGATGGAC